GTTTCCAAAATTCACATAGTTCTTACACATAGACTATAGAAGTTTTGGAAAATTTTTTCCAAAACATACACACTACTATGTAAAGGAAAAAAAATGATAAAAACAAAAAAAAGTAAAAGATCACCAGATTGGAATATCTGGATAAGTAATTATGTTGGAAGATGGTATGTAAATAAAAATTTTCCAAATGTTCTATTAAGGTACAAGCGTATGGGTGGATTACTATATCCATACTACTTCATAGTCGGATACTTCGACAAAGATGAATTTGTTGGAAGACCTGACTACCGTTACGCTGGAATGGATGCAACTTGGCGAACAGATGAATGTGCTGCTAAATTACAAAAGGAGTACGATGGAAGAAGTTAAAAAGCTAAGACTGAAGTATCAACAAGTTTTTACCCAGGGTACTGGTGAAGAGTTGCTCGAAGATTTAGAGCTTCGTTTTCACATACACAACACAACGATGGATGAAAATAACAATAACCTGGCTTTCTTAGAAGGCCAGAGAAGTGTGATTTTATTTATCAAAAACATGCTAAAAGGAGAAAAGAATGGTAGAAGAAAACCAGGTAGCGGAACAACAAACAGAAAATCCGTCTGAGCCTACCCAACAACAAGAAGTAAACTGGAGAGAAAGTTTACCTGATGAGATGAGAGATGATCCATCTCTTAAATCAATTCAAGATGTGCCAAGTCTTGCTAAAAGTTTTATTCATGCACAGAAAATGGTTGGAGCTGACAAAATACCAGTGCCAACTGAACATGCCACAAAAGAAGATTGGGATGCTGTGTATAGCAAGTTAGGCAGACCAGCTACACCTGATGACTATAAAGTTGAAGGTGAAGCGACAGAGATTATTGCTGACTTCAAACCACTAGCTCACGAGTTAGGATTAAATAATCAACAAGTAGAAAAACTTGTTAATTTTTATAATGACAAACAAACCGTGGCTACTGAAGCAGCACAAGTTGACATGCAACAAGCACAAGCAGAAACAGAAGCTGCACTGAGAAAAGAATATGGTAGAGCTTATGATACTAAAATAAAATCTGCATTGCGTGTCGCTCAAAATGTTTTTTCTAAAGAAGAACTCGATAAGACAACATTTTCTGATGGTACTCGCATGGGTGACAATCCTATGTTCATCAAAGCTATGATGAAGATATCTGATATGATTAGTGAAGATAGACCGATAAACAATCCTCAGAATAATGTTATGACTCCAGATGAGGCCAGATCAAAGATGGAAAGTATGATGGCCGATGGATCACCGTATTGGAATAAATCTCATCCTAACCATGCCAAAGCAGTTGAAGATGTCATGCAGTTAAGAGAGATTGCACATGGAAACTAAAAAAGATTGTAACTGTAATCCTGAACCTACAGTTGCAGAATTAAAGTTAGAATGTGCCAGGATGGTTTTCGAGTCAGGTACTGAGTACCAAAAGAAAGATTGGAATTCTACGGCAGACGAATTGTTTGCCTGGATTACGAGGGTAGACTCAAAGAGTTCCTCGAAGACAGCTAGAAAGAAAGCAGACCAAAAGTCTTAAAATCCAAGAGAAGTCGTATTCACGGTAGCTACTCTGTTTAACATTAACATCTAAACAAGGAAGGAAAAGACGATATGTCTTCACAAATAACCACAGCTTTTGTGGAACAGTACAGTAATAACGTACAGATGTTATCTCAACAAAAAGGATCACTCCTTAGAGATAAAGTCGACAGTGAAACTGTACAAGGCAAAAACGCTTTCTTTGAACAGATTGGTAGCGTAACAGCACAAGTAAGATCTTCAAGACACGCTCCGACTCCGCAACTTGATACACCTCACGCTAGGCGTAGAGTATCGCTTGCAGATTATGAGTTTGCTGATCTTATTGATGACCAGGATAAAGTCAGAACATTGATTGATCCTACATCTTCTTATGCACAAGCAGCAGCTTTTGCAATGGGAAGAGCAATGGATGATGTCATTATTTCTGCTGCAACTGGTACTGCTTTTACTGGAGTAAGTGGAGGTACCTCTACAGCACTCCCTGGCAGCCAAGCTATAACAGAGAGCGGAACAGACGGATTAACAATAGCAAAGCTAAGACAAGCTAAAAGAACTTTTGATTTAGCTTCTGTTGATGCGTCTATACCACGATACATTGTTGTATCACCAAGACAAATAGATGACCTATTAGGCACAACTTCAGTCACAAGTGCTGACTTTAATACAGTCAGAGCTTTAGTTACTGGTGAAGTAAACACATTTATGGGTTTCCAATTCATCGTATCTAACAGACTTAGTGTTTCTAATTCCAAAAGACTTTGCTTCGCTTATGCTCAAGACGGCATCAAGCTAGCATTAGGTAAAGATGTCATGTCAAGAATTGATGAGCGTGCCGATGTCGGTTATGCAACTCAAATCTATTACTGCATGTCAATCGGAGCCACAAGAATGGAAGAAGAAAAAGTTGTTTCTATTCAGGCACACGAGGCGTAAGGAGGTAAATCATGGCTAGTGTAAAAGGCGTAGAACTTACAAACATGGATGCAACTCCTGTCGTCAAAGTAGATAGTGAGTCAGCTGGAGGAAATATCAAAGTGTTCCACGGAACATTTGAGGCATCTTCTTTAGCTTCTGGTTCTGATATCTCCATTGCAAGAATACCAGCAAATTCAAAAATTCACGATGTAATCGTAAAGTGTGATGCACTTGGCGGTTCAGTGACTTTGAAATGTGGAACAGCAGATGATGATGATTTGTTTTTTGCTGTAACTGGAACTTGGAATGTAGCTGGTCAAACTCAGTCAATGTTAGGCGGAGCTTCCACTGGAAATCCGATTGCTGCAATGACTGGTGTTGGTCACAGAACAACTGCATCTACCGATGTGATTTTGACCACTGGCGGTGCTTCTGCCACTGGAACAATACACTGTGTAGTTTATTACACACAATAACGTAAGGAGAGAAAATGGCATCTGTAGTTGATATATGTAATTCAGCTTTAAATATGTTAGGCGGTAATACAATTATTAGCCTCACTGAAACATCTAAAAATGCACGATTGTGTAACCAACGGTATGAATTAGTGAGAGATGCCGTTTTCCGTGAGCATCCCTGGAATTGCTTACAAAAACGAGTGGAGCTTGCTCAAGATACAGTGGCTCCATCATTTGAGTTTTCAAGTGCTTATACTCTTCCAGCTGATTGTTTGAGAGTCTTACGATCAGAAAATTCTAATTTTTCTAATAACGAAAGATTTAGAATTGAGGGTAGAAAGTTATTGACTGACGAAAGCTCAATCAAAATCTTATATGTTGCAGCTATTACTGATACTACTCAGTATGATGCTTCATTAATCGAAACATTGTCAGCAAGGTTGGCAGCCGAGCTGGCATATCCAATAACACAGTCATCATCTCTTATGGATAGAATGTTTTCATTATACCAACAAAAACTTAAAGATGCTCGTTTTGCAGATGCAACTGAAGGTACTGTTGATGATGAAACTCGTATCCAGGCTGATGACTTCATCAATGCGAGGTTATAATTATGCCAGGTACTTATTCAATGAAACAAAAGAAAATTGCTGCTATGGGCGGTAATAAGAAAAAGATTGACGCTGCTGATTTTAAAAAGCTGCGAAAAATGAAAAAGAAAAAAAAGAAGAAGTAATGAGTAAACAAATATCTGTTGCTCATACAAACAGTTACAAAAAAAAAGTAAAAGTAAAAAAAACAAAGAAACCTAAAAAGAAAAAATAATGCCTAGATCCACTTTTGCGTTCAGTAATTTTACAGCTGGTGAACTATCACCCAGGTTAGATGGAAGAATAGATTTACCTAAATATTTTTCTGGATGTAAAACCCTGGAGAATATGATTGTTCATCCTCATGGCGGAGCCACGAGAAGACCAGGAACAAGATTTATCTCTGCCACAAAAAACAATGGTGAAGCAAGATTAGTTCCATTTGAGTTTTCTACTACACAAACTTATGTACTGGAGTTTGGTAATCAATATATGCGAGTATATAAAGATGGTGGCCAGGTTTTGAATAGTGGTACTACTGTTGAAATAGCAACACCCTACTCTGCTGCTGAAGCAAATGAATTAAAGTTTGCACAGTCAGCTGATGTTTTATTTATTGTACATCCGAGTCATCAACCAAGAAAACTATCCAGAACTTCTCATGTAAACTGGACTTTAACTTTATATGCACCGACCAATAATCCTTTTACCTCTACAAATAATTTTCCAAGCACGGTGACATTTTTTGAAGAACGATTAGTTTTTGCTGGTACTAATGCAGATCCACAAAAATTATTTTTTTCTAAATCTGGTGATTTTGAAGATATGACCACTGGTACAAATGCAACAGATGGCATGACTTTTACTATCGGATCTGACCAGGTAAACGCAATCAGATACATCAAGGGTTTGCGTACTCTTTTGATTGGAACAACTGGAGGTGAATTTGTTGCTACAGCCTCATCTTCTGCTGAACCTATCACACCAACTAATATACAGATAAAACGACAAGCTGGTTATGGCACATCAGAAGTTGATGCTTTGCTTGCTGGTAATAGAATTTTATTTGTACAAAGAGCTGGTAAAAAAGTTAGAGAATTAGTATTTGATTTCGACACTGACGGATACATAGCACCTGATTTAACTATTTTAGCAGAACACATTGGTGGTTCAGGTGTCGGTACTGGTTTTACAAATTGGACTTATCAGCAAGAGCCTGACTCTATTGTTTGGGTTGTACGGTCTGATGGTGTTCTAACTGGGATGACATATCAAAGAGGAGAGAACGTAGTTGCCTGGCATCGACATATTTTAGGTGGTGCTTTCAGTGGCGGTGATGCCGTAGTTGAAAGTGTTGCAGCTATATCTAACTCAACAGCATCTTCCAAAGGTGAAGATACTTTGTACATGATAGTCAAAAGAACTATCGATGGTGGCACAAAAAGATACATAGAATATCTACAACCATTTGATTTTGGTTCTAATATTGAAGATGCCTGGTTCCTGGATAGTGGATTAGTTTACTCAGGTAGTGCAGTCAATTCTCTATCTGGTCTTTCTCACCTGGAAGGTCAGACTGTAAGTATCCTGGCTAACGGAGCTACCCATGCAGATAAAGTTGTTTCTAGTGGTGCTATCACCCTGGATAGATCTGCAACTAAAGTTATTGTCGGTTTGAAATACACTTCAAAACTACAGACTATGAGAATAGAAAGTGGTAGTGCTGAAGGTGTAGCACAAGGTAAAGTAAAAAGAATACATGAAATCGTTGCGAGATTTTTTGAAACTGTAGGAGCAGAGATAGGCAGCAGCTCAGTACAAACAGATCTTATTCCGTTCCGTGATAGCTCAATGGCTATGGATCAACCAGTTGATTTGTTTACTGGAGATAAATCTATCGAGTTTGCGTCTGATTATGAAACAGATAATTTTGTTTACATACAACAAACTCAACCTCTGCCAATGTCTGTAACAGCTCTATTCCCACAGCTCAACACTTATGACGGCTAATGGATATCTTTCCGTTTATTAAAGAACACGGATATATAGTCTACCAGGATATTAATAGTTCCCTGATAGGCCAAACAAAAGATTTAAGTTTTATTGATAACTTAGAGGTAGATGATTGCTTTACTGGAGTAATTAATGGCAGACCAGTTGTATGTGGTGGTGTCATAAAATTATGGGATGGATGTTTTGAGGGGTGGGTAATTGCTTCAACAAGCATACAAATCTATTCTTTTGATATCTGTAAAACTATAAGAAGGTACACAGATAATCTTTTTGTCAAAAATAATATGCACCGTTTACAAACGGCAGTCATAAAAGATTTTGACCAGGGTTATCGCTTCGCAAAATTTTTAGGAATGAAACAAGAGGGTATAATGAAAAAATACGACTATATGAAAAAAGATTATATGAGATTTGCGAGGGTTAAGTAATGTCACATATTGCAATAGCCGCTACCGCTGCTGCTGCGGTTGTTGGTGCAGCTGGTGCTGTACAAGCATCAGAAGCAGCAAAAGCAACTGCAAAAGCAAACCAGGCAAGTTTTGAAAGAGCTGCCGCTGTTGTAGATCAACAAAAAGGTATTGTCGATGCAGCAACAAATACAGAGCTTTTTAAATTTAATAGAGCTTTTGCCATCAACCAGGCTAACGCTGAAGTTGCATATTTGAAGTCAGGTGTATCTCTTGATGGTACCCCAGAAGATGTGCTAGCTGAAAATGCAAAGTTGGCAAATTTTGAAAGAAAAATAATTAATTATAACTCAGCACTACAGAAGAAAAAGTTAGATGATGATGCTATACAGCTTCGCTATTCAGGTGAGATCAAAAGTGCAGAAGGTCAAATGCTTGCAAGATCTTATCAAATGAAAGCTGTTGGTTCCTTGTTACAAGGAGTCGGATCTACTTACGAGATGGTTTCAACTTATAATCCATCACTACTATCAGGAGATACAGTCTAATGCCAAGAATACCAGTTTATAATATTACATCATCAATATCAGGCCAGGCTGGATCTACAGCTACACCACAGATATCACAAGCAGCTACATCAGGTGCTATAGCTTCACAAACAGATAGTTTAGTTACTGGATTACAAAATGTATCTAAAGTGGCAGCCAATGTTGTTAAGTTAGAAAGCGATAGGATTATTGCCAAAGAAAATATTAAATACAAAACTTTACTTGATACCACAGAAAAACTTATCCAGGCTAATCTTGCAGATCAACCTGAGAGATGGATGGATGCTTACGAGAATGGATTTACTATTGGTGAACAATATGTTCCTGGCAGATTAGCTATTGCGACTGAAATAAGAAATAATAAATATAAATATGATTTTATAAATCAATCTGTTGCTAACAATTTTGAAGTAAACAATCTTACAATAAGAGAGGGATTGTTTGATAATTATTTAAAAGAAACAAAAAAACAAAATTTAATTGTAATTGAAGAGCAATCAAACATTTTAGGTGGTGATCTGGGTAATTCTGTAAATATGGATACACCAGAGTTTGATGCGAAACTTGTATTGTTACAAGAAACTTTGGCTGCTTATGTTACTAGTGGTGGTAATAAGCCAGTAGAGTTTGCTCAACAAGTATATAAAGATGCTCTTGCTAATGCTTTACAAACTGAATACGGAAATAGAGATCCTGAAGATAATATAAATATGATGGTGGATGATATAACAAATCCAAACATATTACAGATAATGAACTACATGGATGATGTAAACATTAGAGAAGTATTAGAAACTTTTTCAGACGAAGCAGATGAGCAATTTAGTGATTTTAACACAGTTAAAAATAAAAAAATTCAAGAAGGCAAAGATAGAGTAAATGACTTGATGATTTTATATGATAATCCAAAAACTAGTATTACTGAAAAAAATGAAATAGCAAAAATTTTACTTGGTGTTACAGATGGTATTCCTAATACTACTGATTTATTTTTTGAACCAGGAGGCAAAAATGCCTTTGCACAATATCATGCACAAAATTTAGAAACTAACTTTAAATTATCTTTTAACAAAACTGGTAATGAAAGTTTAGCTATAAGATTACAAAGACAATATTTAGATGGTGATATTACGTTTGTTGAAGTAGAAAAGTATTTTCCTGAGTTAAATATTACACAACAAAACACTTTATCTGGACTAAGAGATGAAAGAGCAAAAGAACAATATACTCTCGCTAAAGAAGTTATTAAAGGTTATTTCGGTTTTAGTGGTTTGGTGCAGCCAAATCCATTTAAGGCTGATGATCCGATAGATATTTTAATAGAAGAAGCAACATCTAGAGCTTTACAAATGTTTAATGTTGAAGTCTTAAAAGAAGGCAAAGGTCAAGATTTTGAAACATTAATACCAAAGATTGCAGAAAAAGTTTATAAAGATCAAAAAGATAGAATTTTTGCAGAAGTAAATAGACAAATATCAACTCACGCAAAATTAAATAGTGTAGAAATCGCACCTTATTTATCTATACCCATAGAGGATATAACACCGATGAACGTAAGAAAAGTTATTGAAGACACTGAACAAAATATTCAAAACGACACAGAGTTAAGCAAAGGTCAAAAAAGAACATTAAGAATTAACGCAAACCAATTTATTTTCGATAATGAAGATTTATTAATAATGATGGAGTCATACGGTAATGAGTGATAGAGCTACGTTTGAGTCAGGTCAATATACAGTCGATGATGTTCTAGATTGGTATGACACTATGGCTACCCCAGAACACAAGAACCAATTAAAAAAACAACCACGAGAAAATTTTGATGAAATAACTGAGTATGAAGAAGATGGTATGATTTATACCATCGGTACTGATGACGGTGTTTCAGTAATCCTGGAGCAAAAAAAAAAGCCTGAAATCTTTGGTATAGGTATGACCGATTTAAAAATCGGTGGCCTGAAAGTAAAACAAAATTTAAGTACAGCAGCAGATTTTTTAGGTGATGCTTTCAATCCTAAAAATATAGCAAAAGGTGTAAATCAAGGTGTTGTAAATGCTTTTGGTTTAGTCGATAGCATGACTGGTGGAGCTGTCACAAAATTAGATAATTATTTTGTAGAAAATTTTCCCAACACCCTGGGTAAAAAATTTCAGTTTGATCCTTTAGAAACTCCTGGTGAAATAACTGGAGGTGTCATTGGTCAATATGTTCTTACAGATTTATTTCTAAGAAGAGCATTTCCTATCTTTAATCAAGGATTGAGAGGTAATCTAGCAGCTGATGCTACAACCGTTTTACTATTTTCATCCAAAGATGAGGGTAATATCGCTTCTATGGTTGGCTCCTTTTTACCAGAAGGAGAAGATGCAAATGCAGTTGCAAAAGTGATTACAGAAAACTTAACAGCTGACTCAGATGATAGTGAGCTAGAAGGTAGATTAAAGAATGTAGTTTCAGACACTGGTGCTTTAAGTGCAGTGATGAGTGTCATAAAAATTATAAAGCATTTTGTAAAGAAACCAGAAGTCGTTCAAGAAATACAAGAAGCACAATCAGCTGGAGCTGCTGCTACTCCCAAAGATGCACCTACCCCAGTTGAAGTAGTTGACAGTTCTGGTCAATCTATAAAACAAGCAGATCAAACAGATGATGTAGTAAAAAAAAAGTCTGAAAAACCTTTTTACTCAAACGTAGAAAAAGCTATTTCTAATCTAAATTTTAAACAACAACCAGGTAATCAGATCCTGGCTACACTTAATAATACTGCTGGTATCAAACAATCAGAGATACAAGACTTAGGTTTGGATACATTTTTAAAAGATAATCCAAATGTAACTAAAGAACAACTCGATGATTTTATTGCTAATAAGTCTTTGACCACAAGAGTGTCTAGTGATGTATTAGAAGAAGCAGCAAAAGTTGATATTAATTATGCAGAGGGAAAAATGTTTATTCCACGAGGACTTGCTGAAGCAAATAGTTTTGAAGACGCAAAGCTAATAGTGTCTAATAATCAGGCTTTGTATAATGAATTAGTGAGATATATAGAGTCGTTTCCAGGCAAAGGTGCAGACGATATAACAGATCAAGTAATCACCGATTTTTTAGGAGCAAGATATAAAATGTTTCCTATAGATGACATCAAAGCTGGTAAAAAAACAAAATTCGAAAGTTATGTTACTCCTGGTGGTGAAAATTATAAAGAAATGTTAATTACGGCTCCTGGCACTCCTCAAGTATTTACAGATCATCATTATCGTGGTGAAGTAGCTCCAGGGGAAAATCTGATAGCACACGCAAGATTTAACGACAGAACAATAGATAATAAAAAAATTCTATTTATTGAAGAAGTTCAATCTGATTTACACCAGGCTGGTAGGAAACAAGGATATGTTCCAAAAGACGCTAATGCTCCAGAAACTTTACAACAAGTTGAAATACTTAGACAACAAAAAGCTAATATCTTAGAACAAATAGAAAAAGCAAAAGCAGAAAGAGCTTTTACTAGAGTAGATGATGCAAGTATGGGAGGAGCCACAAAGGTTGAGGTTATTGATCCTAGTACTGGTCAAATAATAAAAACTTACAAACTTACTGGCAATGCAACTCAAAAAGCAAACATAATTGGTGAAGCAGCTGTTTATGCTGATGATTGGAATAAAGATAACGGTATTACCGATGCAATAATAAACCTCAATAGAGATTCAGACACAATTTCCAGACAAATATTAGATGCAAAAGGTGAAGGTAAAATAGCAGACGCACCATTTAAGAAAAATTGGTATGAGCTGACTATGAAAAGATTAATTAAATATGCAATAGATAATGGATATGATGGTATTGCGTTTACGACTGGTGAGATGCAAGTTCTTAGGTATCCTGGTATGCAAAACCCAGAAGGCTTAAAAGGTTTTTATGACAATACCTTAACAAAGGTTACAACAAAATTTGGTAACAAATACGGAGCAGAACTTGAAAAAGGAAAATTAAATGATGCTGAACCAACATACTATTATACAAAAGCTGATTTTGATAATGATGATTTATATGTTACTTATGATGCTGTAAGTAGTTCACCTAGTAATCCAAATAAAATTTTTGCATCATATAGAATAGAAGAAACTAGTATTCCTGGTGAAAATAGATATCAACTTGTTCAAATAAAAGATGGAAAAGAAAATATTGTATATACTCAAGAAGATTTAAGTTTAGTGAAAGATGTCTTGGCTGAAGAATTAGATGGATTTAAAGTTCCTCAAATAAATAAAAAAATAGAAGGATCTGAAGTTCCTCTGCTTATTTTTCCACAAAACATGAAAGATGAAATTTTAACCGAAGGCGTACCCATAGCCCAGGTAGAAGAAAGAGAAAACAAACAGCAAACAACTGCTGTCGTTTAACTACACAAACTACAAATAATAGGATAAGGTGGGATATCATCGCACAAATATGTGCGACTTTTCCCAATAATTTAATATGTCAATACAACAACCAACAGACGAGAATATAGTATCTGGTGTAAAGCAAGGTCAAACACTTGGCGTAACTGAAATGGCATCATCCACACCCCAGGATAATGACAATGAAATTTTAGTAGCTGGTCTTTTAGATAAACTTGTTTCAATACCAACTGTAAGAACAAAAGTAAAAGAAATAATTTCTGATGCACCAGATGAAAGTTTTTTAAACATCAAAAAGAAAAAAGATGTAGTAGCAGAAGAAGACACAATAATCAGAGAAACACAAGGTGGTAAGATTGAACCAACTATTGAAAATGTTGATGAAACGATTGCTGTGCCAAAAGGTGGTGAAAAATTTGAGTTAAATGTTGACGATATTGATATTGATTTTGATAAGATAGTATCTGCTGCTGATTTCCAAAATGTAATTAAGCAGTACACTGATAATTTACCAACACCCAAAGTACAAAAAAACACACAAACAAAATTACTTGCAGAAGAGCTTGATATTAGACCATCATTGTTATCAGGAGCTGGTTTTAAAAATGCTGAAGAAGTTTATGCAGCTAGAGTATTCGTAAAACAAAGTGGTGAATATTTAATAAAATTAGCAAATGATGTTATTAATGACAAAACTGGTAATCAACTCTTACAGTTAAAATTTAAAAAACATCTAGCTACTCATGGATTGTTTGTACAACAATTTATGAAGGGTAGAGCTAATGTTGGTCGTGCTTTGCAAGCATTTCAAATACCAACAATGAAAGATGCTGGAGATCAAAAAGAAATGATTGATCTGATTATTACTCAACAAGGTGGTTCTAAAAATATCATTAATATAGCTGAACAAGTAAAAAAGAATTTTGATTTGAATGGTATGCCAAGCACTCACAAACTAGTTACAGAAAACTGGTTTCAAAGAGCATCAAAAGCCTGGGGTGAAGCATATCGTGGTGGTTTATTATTTTCGCCAAAGACCATGTTGAGAAACGTAATTGGTAATGCTGCTTTTATAGCTTACTCAATACCTGAATACACTCTTGCTGGTATATACGGCTCAGCAGAAACTATCATTAAAGGATCTTATAATGTTGTAAGAGGTAGACACTGGGGTTCTGGCCAGGGTGGTATGACATGGGAGATGGGTACTGCACGATTATACGGCATGATGATGGGTTTTACTGATGCTTTTAAAGTTGCAAATAAATCTTTTAGAACTGGTCAGCCTGGTGATGCAATGAGTAAGTTTGAAGGTGCAAACAGTCAACATTTTACAGCAGAAAATTTAGGCATCAAAAACGGATATTTAGGTAATGCAATAGATTTTATGGGTAAAGTTTATCGACTTCCCTACTCTGGATTACAATACGGTGACGAGTTTTTTAAAGAGATAGCAAGAAGTATGGAGATGCACACTCTTGTAATGGAAACTGCAACCAGGATATCTCGTAATGAAAATATTTCTTTCAAAGAAGCTATGGAAAGATCTATTATGGAAGTTGCAGAAAATCCAAATAAGTTTCAAAAAGAATTAGACGAAGCTGCAAGATATTATTCTTTCCAAGATAAATTACCTGGTTCAATAGAAAAGTATGTGACTGCTATTCAATCTACACCACTTGTCGGTACAATGTTTTTACCGTTTGCTAAGACACCAGTAAATGTAACAAGAAGAGTTATAGATCTAGTTAACATTGGTGTTCTTGATAAAAGATTTTATACAGATCAAAAATACAGAACACGCCAACTAGCAAGATTTACAATGGCTGGCGGTGCTTTCATGGCAATCAGTAACATGTATGCGACTGGTAGAATTACTGGTGGTTATCCAATTAATTCTGACGGTAGATTTGATTCAAATATGAAAAATGCTTTGGATGCTCTAGGTTGGAAACCATACAGTATTGTTTTTGCAGCAGATGACCACCCTGAAGGTACACCTTTGTTTGATGAAAACGGTATGCCAACTGGAGATCATATTTATGTAAGTTATCAAGGCTTAGAACCTATTGGTGCTTTTTTAGGTGTAACAGCTCATACAATGGAGTTGATGCACCGAAGTGGAGATCCAGAAGTAAGAGATAGCCTGGCTATGGCTTTGACGATTGCAACTATGGAATATCTAAACAATATGCCAATGATAGAAAGTTTATCTAATCTTGTGTCGTTGTCAGCTCAGTTTAAGTTTGATGATGTTGCAAAAGACATGGTAACTAATCTTGTTTCTGCACCCATCCTACCCCTGGCACCAGCTACTGGTACTGGTTATTTATTGTCTGGTGGTGAAGACGAGGAAGGTAAATTTAACATTGTAGCAAGAAATACAGACTTAGATTTTGAAAGAGATATGGAATTATTTTTAGAAAACGGTGAAATCAATATGAATTTTGGTCAACCAAAAAACAAAGATTTTTTCAATCCTCTCATCGAGGCATACAATCAGTTTTTGTATAAGCTACCATACGATGAAGCTATAGGTTCCGTGGGTAATTATATTTGGGGTAAAGATATAAATAATCAGGAGCTGCCACCAAAGTTTGATGTTTTTGGAAATGAAATATCCAGGTCATCTGAAATGGGTTTGATGGTTGATATTGCTAACACTTATTTCTCACCACTAGGATTTAAGAAGGTAGAAAGTAAACCTAGGCACTATCACGAAAATGAAAGACTCGGAGGTATTATAACAAATCCAGGTAAAACAATATCTGGAGTTGCATTAAATCCTTATGAGTATGCAGACTTTATAAGACTAGCAAAACAAACAAAAAGAAAAAAATATAAAAATTTAGATTTTGACGAATATTTGGAGTTTTACATGAATAGCCAGGATTATTTACAAATGACAGATGTAGATAAAATAAAAAATATTAGAAAAATAAATACCGATTTCATCAATCTTGGAAAAAAAGATTTATTGAGAATGTATTCAGATACTTTAGGTGAAGATGTAAAAAATGCAGAAAACGCTATCGATAGAGGAATACCATTTAATAATAATATATTGGAGGAACAAGTACAATGACGGTCAGTAGTACCACAGTTAAACAATCTTATGTAGCTAACGGAAGCGTAAATGCTTTCACATATTCTTTTAAGATTAATTCAGTAAATGAAATTAAAGTAATTATTAGAAGCACTACTGGTGTAGAAACAGTAAAACAAATAACAACGCACTACACAGTAGCTGATGCTGGTAATGGAGGTACAGTCACCTTTACGCAAAATAATACACCAGCTAACGGTGAAACCGTTGTATTGCTTCGTAACACAAATCTCACGCAGACAACAGACTACGTTGAGAATGATCCGTTTCCCGCAGAGAGTCACGAGAGTGCTTTAGATAAATTAACTTTACAATTACAAGAGGTACAAGAAGAAGTAGACAGATCTATAAAGCTCTCTGAAACTAACACCATGACCAATACTCAATTTAGTGTTGGTGCTACTGACAGAGCAAACAAGACACTAGCGTTTGATACAGCTGGTGAACTAACAGTGAGTCAGGAGATTGGTACTTTCCGTGGGAATTGGGCGGCTAGTACGGCCTATGTAGAAAGAGATCTGGTGAAGGATACTTCAACCAATAATATCTTTATTGTTACATCAGGCCATACTAGTACTGGCAGCGAGCCTCTTACAACTAATGCCAACTCAGCTAAATATAGTCTTATTGTAGATGCAGCCTCCGCAACAACGTCAGCTACTAACGCTGCATCTTCGGCAACGGCTGCTGCCAACTCCGCCACTGCTGCAAACAATTCAGCAAATGCAGCGTCAACATCAGAAAACAATGCTGCAACTTCTGCTACAACAGCAAGCACCCAGGCAACAAATTCTGGTAATTCAGCAACAGCTGCTGCTAACTCTGCTTCAGCTGCTGCCACAAGTGAAACAAATGCACAGACAGCAAAAAATCAAGCTGAAGCTGCTTTAGATACTTTTGATGATATTTTCTTAGGAGATAAAAGCTCTGATCCATCGGTTGATAATGATGGTAATACACTTCAAACTGGTGCGTTGTATTTTAACACTGGTGATAATACTTTTCGTGTCTACTCAGGTTCCGCCTGGCAACTAACAACACCAAGTGTATCAGCTCAAAACAATATTAATGCTGCTGTCAACAATGCTTCGAACATTAATGCTGCGGTTGCTAACGAAACAAACATAACAGCTGTAGGACAAAATATAAGCAACATCAACGCTGTAAATTCAAATGCAAGTAATATTAACAGTGCAGTTTCAAATCAAACAAATATTAACAGCGTAGCTTCTTTAGCTACCGATATATCAACAGTGGCTGGTATTTCTGGTGATGTCACATCACTTGCAAATTCTTTAGAGAAAACATTTGTAGTTACTGTTGTGAATGTAGGTGGCGTAAATGTTTTTGCTCTTGATGGTGTAAACAACCCAACATTGCAAATCATCAGAGGTAACGAATATATCTTTGATGTTTCTGATAGTTCTGTATCAGGCCATCCTCTGGCATTTAAAGATGGATCAGGTAATTCATGGACTTCTGGTGTAACAGTTACTGGTACTGCTGGTAACGCTGGTGCCAAAGTAGTATTCGAGGTTCCAAGTAATGCACCAAGCTCAATGCGATATTACTGTACATCACATGGTAATGCTATGGGTAACACTATAACAGTTAGTGATAGTGCTATCTCAACTGTTTCAACAAATATTTCTTCAGTAAATACAACAGCAACAAATATTAATTCTGTAAATACAGTTGCTTCAAGCCTGGCTGCAATCAATGCTGTGAATTCAAATGCCAGCAATATAAACGCTGTAAATAATAATTCGAGCAACATAAACCAAGTGGCTTCTGATGCCACCGATATTGGGAATGTGTCTTCTTCTATTAGTAATGTAAACACCGTGGCAACAAATATTGCTAATATTAATGCAGTGGCTGGTGGACTAAGTGGAGTCAACACATTTAATGATAGATACAGAGTTGCATCTTCTGCTCCAACAACATCACTTGACGAAGGAGATCTTTATTATGACACCACTCTTAATGAGTTAAAAGTTTACAAAAATTCTGGTTGGTCTGCTGCTGGTTCAACAGTTCAAGGCATATCACAAAGATTTCAATACAACGCAACATCCAATCAAACAACATTTTCAGGAGCTGATGTAAACAATGATGTGCTTACATACGAAGCTGGTATTGTTGATGTTTATTTAAACGGTGTAAAATTAAGAAATGGCACTGATGTAACTGTCACTTCAGGTAATGCTGTTGTGTTGGCTACTGGAGCTGCAACTGGTGACATCTTAGATGTTGTAACTTTTGCAACTTTCCAAGCTGGTTCAGCAAATGCAAGTGCATTGAATACTGGCACAGTTCCTACTGCAAGATTACCAGTCGTTCCTACAACAAAAGGTGGTACTGGATTAAGTTCAATAGGTTCAGCTGGTGAAGTTTTAAAAGTTAACACTGGTGGTAATGCTTTAGAGTTTGGCACAATCAATACATCAAGTGCTGAAGTTTATGGCTTTGTCATCGGAGCTGGCAACGTACTCCAGGTTGTTACAACCAACGGAGGTCAAGATAATATTTCTGCTGCAACATACGCAACTTTTGATGAAGTTCAATTTGCAGCAACTGGGTTTACTTTTTCGCTAAGTGCGTCAGGTAATTTAATAGCTACAATTTAACAAGGAGTAAAATAAAATGGCTACTATAGACATAGGCAAAATATCTTTTGTCAACAAAGGTACCTGGTCAAACTCTACTGCATATACTGAAAGAGATGTTGTTCAGTATACCGACAACGGTGTACTTTCATCTTATGTTGCGGTAGCAAGTTCCACAAACCAGGCACCCTCAACAAGTGGAACGGCTAACTCTAGCTTCTGGGCGTTTTTAGCAAAAGGTGGTGCTGATGGAGCCGCTGGTGCATCTGGAGATAGTTTCAATCTTTCAAACAACCAAATACCATTTAAAAATAACAGTGGTAGTTTAACTGGTTTATCAATCGGTTCAGCTAACCAAGTACTAAGAGTTAATTCAAGTGCCAACGGTTATGAATTTGCAACTCCAAGTAGTGGTGCTGAAATGGTTAAGATTGGTGAAGCCTCAGTATCTAACGCATCAAGTGGTGCTACATACGATATAGACATAGATCCCTCATACAACGGTACTACATATTACCAATATATGATTGTTGGTCACATGGATTTACATAACTCTGATGTCGTGAGAATAAGACTTAGAGAAAATGGTGGATCAACTTTAGCTGGATCTAGCTATGACCATGCAACTAACTTTGCAACTGTTAACAGAGTAAGTGGTGGTATATCAGATGGTGGTAATGGCCAGGCTAATGATACATCCTGGAAACTTCAAGGTTGGGCTACTGGATTAAACCAAGGTCGAGCTACAATAAACTTTGTTTTATATCATTTACCATTTGGTTACGGTAGTGGTTGGAGTAACAACAGTTACAAACACCTTTGGGGTATGACTTCAGTATGGGCTGATGGTAACTATCAACCAACTATGATGGCATTTAATGGAACGTATGATGGCAATGCTAATCAGATGCAAGGGATGAGATTTTTTACAAATACTAACTCAACCAAAAATGCTGAAATCAAATACTACGGATTTAAGAAGTAAGGAGTAAATATGTCAAAAAAAATATGGGATAATGGCGTTGAAAGAGATGCTACTGATGAAGAACTAGCTCAGTGGGAAGCAGATAAAACAAAAGATGCAGAAGAAAAAACTGCGTTTGAGTCATCTGAAGCCAGTAGAGTAGCTGCACAAAAAAGCGGTAATACAAAATTGTTAGGTTTAGGTCTATCGCAAGATGAAATTACTGCACTAATCGGATACGTTCCAGAGTCAGAGTAAACATTATGACAAAAGCAAGAGATTTAGCAGATATTATATCAGGTGGTTTTACGGCATCAGATATACCAACATTAACTTCTAATGAAATACCTAATTTAGATGCAGCCAAAATTACGTCTGGAACTTTTGCTGATGCAAGATTATCTAGCAGCTCCGTAACACAGCATGTTGATTTAACTCAACTCTCAGCTAGTAATCTAACATCTGGAACCGTTCCATCTGGTAGATTATCTTTAGGTGCAAGCGATATACCAAATCTTGACTCAGCAAAGATTACATCAGGAACCCTGGATGCAGCTCGTGTACCAGATTTAGCAGCATCAAAAATAACATCTGGTACTATTGCAGCTGCTCGATTAGGAAGTGGTACAGCTGATGCAACTACATTTTTAAGAGGTGACGGAACCTTTGCAGCACCAGGTGGTGGCGGAACCATTGAAGCGTATGCTTATGGATCTAATTACACTACTCAAAATGCAGTCAACGGCTTCAGTATGAACCTCGCTCTTGTAGGCTCAAGTAACTCTACTAGTTATTTGAGTGACAATACTGTTATAAAATTGGGTGCTACTTACAACACGAGTACACCGTATAATTCATTTTGGTTGCAAGCTACTGGTAGATATAGAGTTACTCATCACATATACAGTGGTTTTGCTGGTACTGGTAATGGTGGTTATGGAGCATACGCATCATACGAACCTTACTATATCAGAAACAATCAAATGAATTTTGTACAAGACGCAAGATCTGCTCAAGCATTTACAGAAAAAGTTCAAACTGCTTCAAACTCAAACTCTGCTTACAGAGTAACTACACACATGAGTTACTTGCACACAGCAACTACAGCACAAGAATATATTGTTCTAAAACATAATGTGTACTGGAGTGGTAGTGGAACTTTTAACAATTATGTAGTGAATACTATGATTGAGAAATATGCTTAATAAAGGAAAGATAAAATGATTACAATACAGCAAGCTGTTTTAGCACTTGACGCAAATGCAAAATGTGTCGTTTATGGTGATGAACCTACTAATGAAGAAGAGTATCTAGCCAGAACAAAATTTTTTGAAGATGACAGAGATGAGAGAGGTAATGAGGTAGTAAAAGAAACACCTCCATTTACCTGGTCTGAAGTGTCAGCTAAATTAGCTGAACTTAAAACAGCATACGATAATAATAAATATCAGAGAGATAGAGCTATGGCCTATCCATCCATCCAGGATCAGTTGGATATGCAGTATCACGATGCTGTTGACGGTACATCCACCTGGAAAGATGCGATAGCAGCTGTAAAGTCAGCGAACCCAAAACCATAGAGAGAAAGTGGCAAAAGATAATTTAACTTTTTTTACATCCCTGGCAGTTGTGTTTTTATTTACCATGATGCTTTGCACAGAAGCTCACTCAAATACAAACACAGTAACCAGCAATACTGTCAGCGGCACCGTTACGACTGTAGACAAGACACCGCCTACGGCTTCTGCTCCACCATTTAGTGTAATGCAGAATGACTCGTGTGCCATACCAGCGAGTATTGGTATACAGAGCCAGGTGTTTGGCATAGCTACAGCAAAAACTTTTGAGGATGTTGATTGTTCCAAAAGAAAATATGCGAAGTTACTTTATCAGTTTGGAATGAAGATAGCCGCAGTCAATGTGTTGTGTACTGATCCGATTGTCTTCAAATCGATGATGCGATCAGGCAGCCCATGCCCAGCTGGCAACGGATTGATTGGTCAAGAAGCACAAGATTACTGGGATGCAAACCCAGAAGAAAGACCAGATTATGAAGAATGGAAGAAGACAAAGATTGATGTGCCAAAAGAAGAGAAAGCCGTAGACAATGATGGTATTAAAAATTTTGCTCTTATGGCTCTTTCTATGCTTCTCATACTCTAACGCTGAAGAATTAAATACAGACAATTTACTTGATGAACCTGACACCTGGAGTCAATCTGGTTTAGTCAGTTCTAATAGTTGTTCGTATTCAGGTGCGTTGTTACCTGGAGAAGTTTGTTTTGGTCATGCAGCTACCAGGGGTGCAGTTGATGGTGGAGGTACAATCACATCAGATCAGATAAGTTTGATTGATGATGGTGGTTTATCTATCCAGGAACTAAATCAAGGCTTTACAATAGACTATGGTTTTACAGCAGAGAGTCATCAAAGTAATAGTAGACTTCCAACATGCAGCCAAACTACTGGTGATTGCAGAGATATTATAGATTACACACTTACATTATCTGAGCCAGGTGGCCAGGTAATCAATACTTATAATCATTATATTGAATTAGATTTTACTGGTTTGAGAGATTATGAGTACTCACAAACAATAGGAGAAAATGATTACTCAGATATCCTTACTCAAGTTTCAATCTACGGAGTTGATGCTGGGTACACAAATGGTTACTACGGAGCTATTTTATCAGACACATACCTTGATGTTCACTATAGCACTGTACTTTTAGTTGATGAAATTTTAGACATCATCGATGAAGTTATAGAACAAACTATTGTTGAAGAGCCTTTAGATATTGTTGAGATTGAAATAGAGCTGCCAGAAATCCTGGAAGCTACACTTGAGTTTGAAATTGATCTTACTACAGACATAGAGCTGCCAGAGCTTGAGTTAGAAACCATCGAACAAATCGAGATTATTGAGGTTGTTGAAGTTGTTGATGCTTCCCCAGCTGAGATGAATATTGAAATGGAAATCGAGATGGAGATTGAGATGGAGCTAGAGCAAGAAATGGAAGCTGCTGTAGAAGAAACAATCCAGGAGTCAACTGATGAACCCACTGAAACAGAACCCACTACTGATGATGTTGAAACAACAGAACCAGAAGAAACTACAGAAGAGGAACCAGAGCCAGAACCAGAACAAGAAGAGCAAGAAGAAGAGCAAAGAGAAACTCTAACTGTAGAAAAGAAACAAGAAGTAAAACAAAAGATTGTAAAAAAAATTATGAATGAAAATAAAAATAAATCTGATCCCAGTAGCCAGGCACAGACTATGGCATTGATGATTGTCTTAACTGACACCCAGGGGTTCAGTGAATATTTAACCCAGGAGCTTGTAGAGCCTATTGTACTCCAGGATCAATCACTTCCGTTACAAGAAATGTTACCTGATCCCTACTCTGATCTGTTTGGTGCAGCACAAAACAGCATGATGGATACACTAGTCAACTCTCAGTATTAATATGGAAGCATCTTTTGGTGGACTCACTTTTAAAGGTGGCAAGATCTTTGGATTACTTGTTGCACTATCAACATTGATTGGTGGATTATACGGAGCTTTTGTCGCTTACAAGGACTACACAGATTTTAAGGAAGTAGTATCTGCGTATGTAGCTCCTGATCTCTCAGGGTTTGATAAGAGAATAGATTTAACTAAGGCTGAGATGGAAGCTCAGAATGAAATACTTTCAAAACAAGTAGAGTCAATCAAAGGTGAAGTAGAATTAATTTTACAAGAAGTTCAGTTAATAGCTTCTGTAGTACAAGATCAAAAAACAGATCTTAAAACTTCGATCCGTGATATGCAGCAAGACATACGACATATCACTGGCATTGTTGACTCAGTGGAAGATAAACAAAAATCAGACACCAGGGAAATATTTGAAGAACTAAAACTTATTGAAGATGAACTGGATCTGCAAATCAAGAAGGCGTTGGAGAACCCACTAAATAATATGGCGGTAATAAAATAATGGCTACACAAAAAGAAAAAGACATGATTGCAAAATTAGATAAAGAGATTGCACTCGTAAAGAAAGACATAACAGTGCTGCGTGAAAATCATCTCAAGCACCTGGAGTCTAAGATTAACAGAATTGACCGTGTGCTTTGGTCAGTAGGTTTTGCAGTGTTTGCGAACCTAATAATTTTAGTAAGAGATTTAATATTTTAGGAGGTATGTATGGATTATACTGAAACTAAAGAACGGATAAAAGAACACGAGGGTTGTGTTCTATCTATCTACGCTGATCCTTTACTTGGGGATGCAGCACCTACTATTTTTTACGGCCATCTTTGTACAGAAACAGATCCCTGGGAGCCAGGTATCACATACTCACAAGAGGATGCTGAAAATGTTTTTGAACAAGACTTTGCAGTGGCAGTAAAAGATGCAAACGCTTTTATTGGTGATACCGAAACACCAGATATCGTGAGGTCTGTGATTGTTGAGATGGCATTTAACATAGGAATAAATCGCTTGATGAAGTTTGCTAAACTTCGCCAGGCAATCTATGACCAGGATTATATTGAAGCTGCGGATCAGATTGTTGACTCGAAGCTCTACCGTCAACTTACGAGCCGCTATGCTCCTCTAGCAGAAATGGTAGCACACGCAGCATGATAAATTTTTTATTGAAGCCGCTGATTGATGTGGCTGGTACAGCTGTCAAAGGCTACGTTGAAACTAAGAAAGCAAAAACAGAACTTGCTGTTACTGAAGTAAAGGCAAAACAAAAACTTAAAGAAGACATGATTGCTGGCAAGGTTCAGTGGGAACAGTCAGCTGTAAGTCAGATGGAGAATAGCTGGAAAGACGAATTCTGGACTGTAGTTTTTGGTGCAATTTTACTGGGTTGCTTTTTACCCTGGACTCAACCTTATGTTGAAAAAGGTTTTATATTTTTAGAACAGAGTACCCCATCGTGGTTCTCTACATGTTTAATTTTAATAATTAGTGCATCGTTTGGTATCAAGACAGTAAAAGGTGCCGCTGGTTTTTTAACAAAAAAGAAGGGATAGGTTATGGATAAGATCAAAGAACTTTGGAACAAGCTAACCAAGACTTCCAAGATTGCTATTGTCATTGTGGCAGCAGTAATCATCTACCTCCTAGTTGCATAGATGGTAGCAAAGAAGTTTCAATCTAAGACTGGCGGCCTCAATGCCGCTGGTCGTAAGAAGTTCGGTGTAAAAAAACCAATCAGTTCTGGAACCAATCCACGAAGAGTTTCGTTTGCAGCCAGATTTTCTGGCATCAAAGGAAAGATGAAGGATGCCAAAGGCAGACCTACAAGACTTGCTCTAGCCTTAAAAAAATGGGGTTTTAAGAGCCAGGAAAGTGCAAGAAAGTTTGCACAAAAGCATAAAAAGAAAAAATAAGGAGAAAGATATGCCAAAGCATGGGATGAAAAAGAAGACTAAGAAAGCTAAAAAACAAGCAGCTACTGCTATGTCTATGAAGAAGGCTGGTAAGAAACCAAAAGGTATGAGATACGGCAAGTAATGCCTAGTCACAAAAAAAAATCTACTGTCAACAAAGCTGGAAACTACACTAAGCCAGGAATGAGAAAGAAGTTATTTCAACGGATCAAAGCCTCTGCTAGTTACGGTACAGCTGCTGGTAAATGGAGTGCCAGGAAAGCACAAGCCTTGGCACGCCTTTATAAGAAAAAGGGTGGCGGATATAAATAAGCAGTTAATTCAACAACTTAAATCAGGAACCTAATAATGAGTACTAAATCAATAAAAGCACCAAAAGGCTTTCACTTTATGAAGAGTAAGTCAGGTATCAAACTAATGAAACATAGCGGTAAATTTGTAAAACATGCTGGTGCATCTTTAACAATGAAGCTGCCAATACAGAAAAGACATGGCACTAAAAAAAAGTCAGCGTAGTTTAAAAGCCTGGGGTAAGCAGAAGTGGCGTACTAAATCAGGTAAAAAATCCAGTGTTACTGGAGAGAGATACCTACCCTCTGCTGCTATCAAATCACTTTCTGCTGCTGAATATGCAGCTACAACCAGAGCAAAAAGAAAAGCAAAGAAGGCTGGTAAACAAGTTTCCAAGCAACCAAAGAGAATTGCAAAGAAGACTGCAAGATTTAGAAAGTTTGCTTAAAAAATAATAGTGTGTATATTCTCTGCTACGGAGAGGTGGCAGAGTGGTTGAATGCACCAGTCTTGAAAACTGGCAATCGTGCAAGCGGTTCGTGGGTTCAAATCCCACCCTCTCCGCCAGAAAAGTTTTCGTTTTATTTTTGTTTTATATCTATATTGGTACTGGAGTGGTACAACATATCTAAAAGCCTTGATTTACAAGGCACACTAACGGTCTTGAAATCCGCATAAAGTTTAAGTATATCACCAAAAAATATTGATAATATTGAGGTTTTTATATACGTTCACACCTTGCAACTTTCTGTTTTATATCTATAATGGTACTGGAATGGTACTGAGTACCATTTTAATAAAGGAGATAAAACTATGAAAGTAAGTCGTATCGCAGGCGGCACAAAAAGAACTAAACCTTGGAGAGCCAGAGTTAGTACTGGTGAAAGAAACTCCTCTGGTTATTTAATTTATAAAAATTTTTTTGGTGCAACTGCAACTGAGGCAAGAGAAGCTGCACAAAAATTTCTCGCAAATCAAATTCTTAAACCCCAGCTAAAACCTACTACTAACAAAACACTCAAAGATGCTGCTGATGAACTTATTCAAGATTGGCACACTGCTGAGAAGTTACGTTTGGAAAATCCAAACAAAGGTATGAACCCTGATACTGTTACAAGAAACAAACAGTGGATTGACGCAGTATTCAGATTTGTAAATCCGTCTATCAAGCTATCTCAGATTGATAAACTTTTTATCAGAAGGCTGCTCAATGATCTTCACAAGAGTGGTTTTTCTGATAGTAAAAAAACTAGGATCTGGAGATTTTTTGGTCAGATTATTGATAGTGCTGTGATGTCAGATTACATGGACTTCAATCCTTGTAAGCTATTCAAGAAGCACCTACCTACCTATGAGGCTGCCAAAGTAAAAGCTATTGATGCTGATACTATGAAGAGAGTATTTAAGTATCTGGCGGAGCTGCATCATAAAGGTATGTCTTTAGAGGCGGAAGCTGCATTGGTATTTATTATTGAGTGCTTTACAGCTGTCAGATGGGGTGAAGCTGCTGCTCTAACTGTAGATGATTTTGACTTTGATAATAATTATATCAGAATAAATAAAACAAAGTCTGTTCAGACTGGTGTCATTTCTAGGACTAAATCTTCCCAGCTTCGTTTGAGTCATGGTGAGGATGGTGAGAGATATGTGCCATTTCCAAAAGGCCTGGAGCCTTTGTTCAGAGATTATATTAGTACTAAAAAACACGCATTGTTTTCTGTTTCATACAGTTACTGTGCTGAAATCCAGAACAGAATAAAAAAGAATTTTGGCCTGGATAATTTTAATACTAAGTCTTTTAGAAAGTTTGTTTCTACAAACTATCGTAAGCTAGGTGCAGATACAAAGCACACCCAGGCATTGCTTGGTCACAAAGATGCTGACACCCAGGATGATTACATCACATACGATGTACCTACTCAGTTCGCTGACGATTTATTAAAGACTCTAAACTAGCTAATTTCAGGGGGTGTAATCATACACGGCACCCCCTACAACCCTCTGTACGGTCAAATATGAGGGTTTTTTTTCTAAGATTTTTTGTTTTTTGAGTACTTCTCTATGTAGATCTTACCTTTTGGTGAGATTTCTACAGACCGTTGTTTCCTGGGTATATGGTTTATGAACCCTCTTTCAGCCAAGGCCACAACATGTCTATTTACAACCATAGTAGATTTATAATTCAACAAACCCATCAGATCACGATAGGTTGGAGCGTAGCCGTTCTGATCCCAATACTCACTTATATTTAATAAGACTTTACTTTGTTGGGGTGTCATCGCTCTCCTCTCTTTTCAAAACTTTTGTAATAGCTGCATATCCAGCTATGTCGGTATAGTTATCATCATTTACGCCAGGCATAATCATCCTGGCTAGCTTCAGAGCCATCATCAATGTTGAAACATCAGATGCTTTCAAAGGCTCCGATAGTTTATCTTTTAGAA